TATCGTATATTCCCCCTTCACAATACCCTATATTGTGTTTTAGTATATCGTGTTTAGAAACACCACGCCTTTTTAAATACAATAGAGCATGTCTCCCAATAATATCCCTTTCAGTTATATCGATTATGGGTTTAAATTCATCAGGTAATTTAACATCTGTTTTGACTTGGTTTGTTATAATCCTAAACCCACTTCCCAATAGCGATTTAAGCTCTGCTATTTTTTCTTGGGGGGCGTCCATAGCTTTAAATAGACTTAGTAGCTTAGAACCTTTCTTATCGCAAACCCAACAATGCCATTTTTGATAATATGTTGTGTTTTCATCAAAATTTATTTCAAGTTTGGGTTTAGAATGGTTGCAAAAAGGACAAGTATAGGCTTGATTACCCCGAGCAGTGGGTTTACCTTGTCCTAATACTGAATTAACTAGAGCTATAGCTAGATTGTTTACCATAGCAGGGAATATATAAAATCCCTACTTGGAATCAAAGTCTTTCCTGTAAAATTTGCCTAAAACGTTATCGTTGAAATATTCTGAAGGGTTTTCTAATACCCCATGTTTAAACAAATATTTACACTCGTAATATGTTAGCAGTTTTTTGCTGTAAACCAACTCTAGTATTTCACGTTTGAATTCTTGCTGTTTACCCCCCTTCAACATTTCTAGGATAGGTTTAGCAGAGCCATAATACGTTTTCCAATCGCTTTCTTTTTGAATTACTTGGTGGGTCGGTTTACGACCTGCACCTTGGTGTTCGGCTAATTCCTTGCGTGTTAATTTACGTTTAATATTGTGAAATAACACTTTTTTCCCAATATACGATACTCCGCTCGGTATATGAGTAGTAATGTAAATAAACCCATATATGTTGGGAGGAAAATCGTCTAATGTTTCTATAACTTTATTATTGTATAACCACATTTATCTATCTATGTTTACCAGTATTGTCGTATCAGTTGTTGCTGATGTTGGGAGGGGTTGAGCGAGTTTACCAATAGCTAAAAGATTTTGACTATCATCGTAGAAGCCTATTGTAGTTACGTAGGGGGTAAAGGATGACCCTGTCACGTTACTGTTTAGCTCTCCTCCTCTAGGTTGATAAAAGCTACTAGTTTGTAAAGCGGGAAAAGTTACTAATGAACCACTTAGCTCGGCTGAAGGATTTAACGTAAAGTTAAATTCGCTTTCTCTAATAGTACACTTAAACTGTGTTTCGTATATTGTAAGAGACGAATTAAACGAGCAGGTAACAGCAGATGAATTTACAAAATTTGAAATATCCGATCCACTCGTTATAACTGCTATCCCGTGGTAGTAAAAAATATTACCGCATATTGAAGTTCCTCTTATTAAATTACCTTCTCCGTCATCTGTAATAGATACACTGCTCGACTTCCATAGAAACGTACCTGGCTGTATGTAGTTTCCAAATAAACGAGACGGTATAGATACTACTCCAATAGTAGAGTTAGCGGCAGTTGGAAAATTTCTAGCAAATGTGAGATCTGTTTGCTTATAGTTATAGTACCTACCCTGAGAAGAACCTGATCCTACCAACACATCCCCCTCTGGATCAGCCCCAGGAACTATGTATCCTATATTGGGTGAGTCTCCGTAACTTGAACTCAAGTAATTTGAGTAATAAAGATGTTTTATTGAATTATAAACTAAACGTTGGTATTTAGTAGATACCTGACCTGTAGTAGAGTCGATAGCGAGATTAAACAGGGAACTTGTATTAAGTCCTAAAAATCTATCTATAGAAACGTTTGACGCCGTTAAAGCTGCTGCTCCTTCAAAAGTAAACGATTTGTTTACTTCAAATGGAGTAATGATTACATCGGAGGCTAAAAGTTGTTTGTAAGCGCTCATTCATTTTAGAAATCTAACTTAACACGGATCAATGCTTCCTTGGTAAAGTCTTTAGGTAGTGGTCTAGATAACTTAGCTACTGCTAATAGTTCGTTTGTATCATTATACAAACCTACAGTTGTAATGTAAGTTCTAGGTGTATTTATAAAGCTATTAAATACGATCTCTCCTGTTGAACCTGATATGAAAGAAGGATTTTCAGAATAATTATACTCTGAACTTCTAGCTCTTATGAAGATATAATTTGATGAGATTGTTTCGTTCGAGTTTAATGTAAAGCTTGCTCCCCCGCTTATTGCTGTGAACAGAGATAAGTTTGGGGATACATTAGGAGTTACAGTAGCAGATGAAGCACTATATAAAAAATTCATTCCCCCACTTGCTGGTGTAGAAGCTAAGGCTCTAGGATTTAATAATAGGGTTCCTATATCAGGTAAAAACCACCCATAAGAACCACTATTAGTAGTAACCCCACTACTATTAAGACCGGTATTAATAGCACCTGCGGACCCAGAAACTAATTGATACACTCTATTACTACCCTTAAATGATAAAACATTACCATTAGTAAGGGTTAAAGAATTAGAACCACTAGCAAGCCTAAGTGTTAAGGAATTTACCAATAAAGATTCCTTAAATCTAGCTCGTTCAAAAGTAACAGCAAAAAATTCATTTGTAGTAAGACTACCAAAATCAAAATCCGTATTTTCATCCCCTAATATTAAGTCTTGATATTGCCCATATATTGTAGAAGTAGGAGAATTAGAACTAACAGAACTATTATAAGCTAAACTACCACTGCCTATAGAATTACCATAAGCTATATCAAACTGAGGAACAGTTAAACTTGAGCTATGATAAACTGTTAAATAAAATTTACCTGATGATCCCGCAATTTGCCCGGATGATGAAAAAAAGGTAGTTAAAGCAGGGGATCCGTTTGACCACAATGTAGACGATATTGCATCTGAACTTAATACAAAGTCTGATGTTTCTAATCTGTTAAATGCCATATTTTATATTTTAAGTATTTATTTTAGTTACTGTAATAGGAACAGTTATACGGGCCCCTGAATCCCTACCTTCTATTGTTATAGTTGCTGTTAATGAATTAACAGAACCAAATAATGTATTAATTGTAGTTGCTCTCATATTAATTGTAGTTCCTACAACAGTTTTAGACACTGCGGTTCCTAAAGAAGGTATAGGCGAAGTATTAAGAGCTTGTGCTTGTGGTGTATTTATCCCAACCCCATTAAACTCAGAAAATAATCTAGCATCTGAAACTGTAACTGTATAACCGCTAGATTCAATAGTATTTCCTCCTAAATAATTTAAGGTTTGGGGAGTAATAAATTGTGATTCTCCTTGTTTGAGATTATATAAAGAATTTACACCTCCTATAATAGGCAGTCTAGCTGTGCCTCTGGGTAATGTAACTAGCTTATATTTCATCATTTGTGTTTCCTGAGGGAAAGCTTCAAGTAGAGGCATATTTTCAATAGCTTCACCGTAGTATGCAGAACCTGAAGGGTGATTTGGATTATACAATGTATAATCTATTTCATCGTCTGCTAAAGCAAACTGTGTTATATTAAAATTTCCTTGTGCTAGTAATTGGCGACCTTTTGTTGTCAAAATAGCGTCTACCGTAACTACCGAATTGTCTAAATATCCCATTTTTGTTAAATTTTACTATGTGGTTATAAATATATGTGCTTTTACTTTCTTTAAGTGTTTAAACCCGGTAATATACTCTCTACTACTTTTTTAGCGGTATCTGCTATATATTCAGGAACCAATACCCCATCGCTAGTCTGACCTGCGGGCTTAGTAATATCTAAAATTATATTCCCAGGATCTACCACATACCTCCTTAAGAGAAAATAGTTTAAATTCGTACCGTTAGGTATATCGTTATCTAAATTAAGCTGTAATTGCCCTGTAGCAGATTGAGTTATACTTGTAACACTGAATGATAAATTTTCCAACCCTTGAAATCTTATTTCATCACTGGGTTGAGGGTTAAAGGCTAAGGTGATAGGGTCAAAGCCGCTATTATTAATATCTTTTTGTTTAAACCCTATAAATTGATTTAAGCCCCCAGCAGATACAGACCCTGTACTAGCTAGTAGAGTATTAGAGGAAGAACCCGTATTCCAAAATAAAGTACAACTAGTAGAAGTTTGATTAAATGTGGCTGCTGGGTATTGTCTTACTATAAAAGTAGGTTCATCTAATATTAAAGATTGCCCTGAAGGAATATCAGGAGCTATAACTGCTAATCTGTATAAAGATGAGGTAGTAGCGTTTCTTTCAGTATAGGCAAATTGACTATTAGCAGTACTAGTGTATTGGATGCGTTGATTAGTACCGGTATATATAACTTGTGGAGATGTAAATAAATTACTCCAACTACTTCCTCCATTTGTAGATTTTTGTAAAATATATGTAACTTTGCTACCATTAAAAGTAGACCTGGTTTTCATATCAAAAGAAAAATACAATATATACCCTGAAGAAGAAAGGCTTCCTAAGGATCCTGTTGGTTGATACCAATATTGTACTGGAGATGATCCTGAAAAGAAACTAGCAGAATT